GAGGAAAACATATAATGGCAGTTACAAACATTAAAGCACCACGTAAAACTACAAAGAAGCGCACATCGAAGTCATTGGACCTTCCGTACATTGGGTATTTGCCAGACTGGAGCACAGTTGAAAAATGGGAGAGTGAAAACTTCGCCGTGGCGTTATCGGACGCATTGCGACATTATGGCTACTTCAACGGTGTCAAAGACCTTCGCCCAGCAGTTATCACTTGGATGGCTAACAATGGGTATAATACTGCTGAGGTTAAAGCATACAAGAGCAGTCTGGAATGGCGCACCCCAATGACTGCCTGCAGTTTAGCAGCAGCATATGCCGCGGGCATGCCAGAGTATCCACGAGGAACCGAATATCTTAAAGAAGCGATTGCTAAAGCCATTGCTGCCAATGCCCTGGATGGGGTTGAAATTGCCGAACTTGCGCAGGATGCAAAGGATAAAGAGCGTGGCAAAAAAACAAAAGCACCAACTATACAGGACCGTATCAATGACAAGGTAAACCTGCATATATTGTATTTTGAAGAAGCATACGAAGATGGCATCATTGAGCGCAAAGAAAAACATTCAGCTCCGGATGTCATGACCTACCTGAAAACCGAAGAAGTGCCTCCTAGCATGGTTACACGCATAGCAGCACACTTTCAAGAGCAACACAACGAGATTTATATGTCTCAAGGTAAGAATGCAGATGAGCAGTTAGCAGAAGCATACAATCATTTAACAAAGGCCGATGTAAAGCGTTTTACGGACTTCTACACGGCGTTACTAGCCGACTTAGAAATGTATAAAGCTGAAAAGAAAGTCTTGGCAGCACCTCGTAAACGCAAACCACAGTCTAAGACTAAGGTTGTTGCAAACTTAAAGTATATGAAGAAGCATAATGTTCTCAAGTTAGTATCTGTTAACCCAGAAACCATAATTGATACAAAGACATTGTGGACTTACAACACTAAGACTCGTAAGTTGGGCGTGTATCATGCCGCAGAATATGATACATTAGGTGTAAAAGGCACAACTATAACAGGATTTGACATTAACACTAGTGTATCCAAGACATTGCGCAAGCCAGCACAGCAATTAGCAGACTTTAAAAAGGCAGGCAAGGTTAAGTTACGAACGTTCATGGAAGACATTAAAAGTGTTGACATTAAATTAACTGGTCGTGTTAATGTGGACACTATTATCTTAATGGCAGTAACATAACAATGTGGGCCAGTGTTACTGCAATACAAGACATAGTTGATTAATGCCTGCTGAAAGTGGCTTTTTTGAAATATCGGAATATGACCGCATGCCTGACCGCGAGTGTGTGATGGCGTGGTGGCATTGGACAGATGCAGTTGATATACTGAACCTAGATCCGATTCTTACCAAACTAATAGCAGCGTATAATAAACCTGGCATACTTAGGAGATCAGGTAATACACTGGTGTTGGACCAGTACAGAAACTCGCAAATGGACGAACATAAATGGTATATGTTTGAGCAGCAAGCAATGTGCCAAACACGTATCTACCTTACAACAAACGAACAAGTGGTTTATTGTAGACTTATATCATAATCTAAATTAGATAAATATGTTTATATAAGGAATCAGTCATGGATACAACAGAAGAATTAAAACAAGCACTCGTTAGCCACATTGGTCTTAGATTGGGCGATGGTATGGTCGACGTTGAACTTGATCCAGCGCATTATGAATTAGCTATCACTCGTGCCTTATCTAAGTATAGACAGCGTTCTGCAAATTCAGTAGAAGAAAGTTATGCCGTCTTAGAGTTAGCGCCAGAGCAGCAAACATACACACTTCCACAGGAAGTAATGTCAGTGCAACAGATATTCAGACGTGGCCTGGGCAACTCGCAATCATCCTCCAACTTTGAACCATTCAGCGCGGGCTGGATGAATGCTTATCTCACACAAAACGGCAGACAGGGTGGTTTAGTGATGTATGAGCTGTATAGTGGATTTCAGGAATTGGCAATGCGCATGTTCGGTGGCTATATGAATTTTACGTTTAATCCAACCACCAAGCAATTAACAGTAATGAGAAAAATACCAGTTGGCGCACAAGAAAACGTGCTATTATGGCAACACAATTTTAAACCAGACCAGATTATTATAAGTGACCATATGTCAGGGCAATGGATACAAGACTATTCGTATGCACAGGCTAAATTTATACTAGGTGAAGCAAGAAGTAAGTTTGGTACAATCAACGGCCCTCAGGGCGGAACATCATTAAATGGCAATGATCTAAAAGCAGAAGCCCTTAGGGAAATTGACAAATTAGAGACAGACTTGCTAAACTTCGAAGACGGTTCGTCACCTATGTGGTTTATACGAGGTTAAGCACAGGTCTGCTGCCACAACATTATTGCATTTGGAATTAAACGAACCGTAATATAATTGCCCTGACAGCAGGCGATAAGTATCTACGTGAATATAAAAACCAGATAACATAGTAAAAATACCCAATATTCTATTAGACGTTGAATCAGAAATGCTATACATTGACATATAGCTGCTGAAATAAACAAACAACATTCGCTAATATAGCTGCTTTAGCAGGAGAGAACAAATGAACCAACTAATAGGAATATGTGGGCTGATTGGGTCTGGCAAAGACACTGTTGGTGACATACTAGTAGCCCGGCATGGTTACACTCGGTTGAGTTTTGCTGGTACATTGAAAGATATGACAGCAGTGTTATTTGATTGGGACAGAGAAATGCTCGAAGGAGCAACGCCGGAATCCAGAGCACAACGCGAAGTTCCAGACCCATTCTGGTCAAACAAACTGGGGCGGTCATGGTCTCCACGGATAGCGTTACAATGTGTTGGAACTGATGTTATGAGAAATCACTTGCATGAAAACATATGGCTCAACACAATGGAAAATAAACTACGCAAGCATAATCGCGTTGTAATCACGGATGTTCGCTTTCCAAATGAAATAGCATTTGTTCAGGAGCAAGGAGTAATATGGACGGTTGAGCGTGGAGCAGAACCCGATTGGGTAACGTATGCCAAGTATTATAACTCGCTGGCAGAGGATACTACCGAATTATCTCCCACACAACGAGACAGCGTACACCAAAGTGAATGGGCCTGGGTTGGCACCGAACCCGATAGTCACCTCAATAACAATGGCAGTTTATTCAATTTGGAATGCAAGGTTAATCAATTAACACTAGGTTAAAAATCTGGATGTATAGTATCCTGTTTCCATCCTATGCCTTTGATGGAAATGCTAATGGCACAATTGGCACATATGGATCTTAGGTTAGGCCATTTATTATTCCTCATATCGCCGTCAACGTGAAAAACCGTCATTTGCTCGGGATGGTTACGTTTAAAGTTGCACAAATCACAAGTGGCTTTTAGTTTATAGCCTGATTTCATCCACCCTGGGACAATTACCTTGTATGGATTAATGCATCTTGTGCAAAGAGATCGATAATATATCTTACCATTCTTGTGATAATTGACGGCAGCGGGTCGTATAGTGCATAATTCGCAAATAGGTCTATTCATTGTACTGTTATTTATACTAAGACCTTTTAAAAACCTTTTGCGTACAAAAAATTACACGAATGCTATAAATACCATTATAATTATAACATAGAGGAATAACTATAATGGCATTACTTTCACCCGGCACGCAGGTTACAGTAAACGATGAGAGTTTTTTCGCACCAGCGATTTCAACTTCAATTCCGTATATACTGCTAGCCACAGCCCAAGATAAAACAAACAGCTCAGGAGACATTGCCTCCGGAACTACACTAGCGAACGCAAACATAGTAACACCAGTAACTTCACGACGTGAATTGGTATCATTGTTTGGCAATCCTACATTTACAGCAGCTTCAACAGGCGGCGTAGTACAGGCACACGAATTAAGCGAATATGGTCTTCAAACAGCATACAGTTTACTTGGTGTTACTAGTCGCGTATATGTTCAGCGAGCTGATATCGACCTTGGTCAATTAGCAGGCACTTCCGTTAGACCAACCAATGCACCAGCAAACGGTACATTATGGTTAGACCTAACGCTGTCAGCCTTTGGTTTGTTTGAGTGGAATTCGTCAACTCAATTGTTTACTAAGATCGCACCACGTATTATCACAGCAACAGCTGACCAAACAGCGGGTGTTCCAAATGCTAATATCGGTACAGTTGGTGAATATGCGATTACTACAGTTAGCGCATCTAATCCTGTGTACTATAAGAACAACAGTGGCACATGGGTACTAGTTGGTTCTAACGCATGGTTAACTTCGAGCTTCACGCTTCAAGGTACTATTGCTAGCCCAACATTTGTCATCGGTGATACATTTGATGTCAATAACGCATCAATTACATTAACAGGTACAACACTTGCACAAACAGTAATTGATATTAACACAGTTGGTCCAACCGGCGTTACAGTAGCAGCAACCAACAACAAATTAACATTTTATGTTGCTCACACAGCAACATCCGACGGTTCAACCGCGGATGGTAAACTTTTACTAGACAATCTGGGCACTGGTGATACTGCTTTTAACGTTGCTGGTATTACTGGTGGCACATATAACACATTAGAAGCACAATTGTCTGCACACACAACAGTTCCAGAATGGAAGACATTGGATACAACACCACGTCCAACTGGTAGTGTATGGGTTAAGACAACCTTGCCAAATACAGGCGCAGATTATGTTGTTAGTATATATGACAACATACTAAATGCTTGGACCAGAATAACCGCTCCATTGTATTCATCTAACGCCGCAGCAAACAAGGCATTGGATCTAGTGGGCGGTGGACTTAATATTCCATCAGCTTCATTGTATGTACGTTACGATACAGTAGAAGACGGTACAGCAACAAGCACTGTGTATAATCGCAGCATTAAAGGTGCCACCGTAGTAACTGGATCAGTGGCAAATCCTACATTGGCAGGAAACGAAACATTTACTATTTCAGTATCAGCTAAAGGCAGTAGTGTAATGTCAGCAGCAACAACTATCACAGTTAGTTCGACTGATCCAGCAGCTATGGTTGTTACGGTAATGGGTTCGGCAATTGCTAACTTGGAAGCAACGCAAGACTCGGCTGGTAAGGTTGTATTTACACACACAGCAGGCGGAACAATTGTATTGAAAAATACATCTGGTACAGCACTAGCAACAATGGGATTTAGCAATGCATTGACATTAGTCGAAGACGGCAACGATACAGATTTAATCCTAAGCAACTGGGTAGCAGCTACTTACACAGCATCGTTGTTAAAACCAAGTGTTGATCCAGTAGATGGTACTTATTGGTATGACAGTACAATAACAGATGTAGACATTATGGTACACAACGGTACCATCTGGAAAGGTTACAAGAATGTAACTAATGATGCTCGTAACGCAGATTTATCTAATACGTCGCCAAACGGACCAATTGTTTCAGCTTCGGAGCCGTTAACACAGTCTGACGCAACAGCGATACAGTTAGGCGATCTATGGATCAATACTAGCGTAATCAATGATTATCCAATTATTAACCGTTGGACAGCAATGGGCGCAGGTGTTGAGGCGTGGGTAATAATAGACAACGCAGACGGTACAAGCGAAAACGGTATTATCTTTGCAGATGCACGCTGGGACATTGACGGTACAACCGACACAATAACAGGAACAGCAATTGCAATTACTTCAATGTTAGTAAGCGACTACGTTGACCTAGACGTGCCGAATCCAGCATTATATCCACGTGGTACATTGTTATGGAATACACGCCGTAGTGGTTCTGTTGTTAAGCAATATACTGTAGATTACTTTAACTCTTCAACATTCACTGGTGCTTTGCCAACAGAGAAACATACTTGGAGAACAGTATCTGGACTTAAATTAGACGGTTCGCCGTACATGGGTTCTGGTGCTCAACGCAACATGATAGTACAAGCTATGAAAGCTGGTGTTGACGCAAGTTTAACAGTACGCGAAGAAACTACTACAGTTAATTTACTAGCAGCGGTTGGTTACCCAGAATTAATGAGTAACTTGATCAAAGTTAACACTGATAGAAAAGAAACTTCGTTTATTGTTGGTGATTCACCAATGAAGTTAGCAGCATCTTCATTAGCATTAACTAACTGGGCATCAAATGCCGGTTTAGCTGCTGATAATGGCCCAGACGGGTTAGTCAGTGACAATGCATACTTGGGTGTTTATTACCCATCAGGTTTAACCAATGACCTAGCAGGCAATTCAATTGTAATGCCTTCAAGCCATATGGCGCTTCGTACCATTATAAAGAGCGACAACGTTTCTTACCCATGGATTGCTCCAGCAGGTATTAGACGTGGTAAAGTTGATAACGCTACATCAGTTGGTTATGTTGATTCGTTATCAAACGAATATCAATCAGTTAACATCGGCGCTGGTTTGCGTGATGTTCTTTACACAAATAACGTTAATCCAATTTCAGTATTACCTGGGTCTGGCGTAACAGTATATGGACAAAAGACTCGTCAAACAACAGCATCATCATTGGATCGTGTCAATGTTGCTAGATCTGTGGCAAGTTTGCGTTATGTGCTTGACTTGATTGCTAGACCATTTGTGTTTGAACCAAACGACAAGTTGACACGTGATGAATTTAAAGGTGAAATTGAAAAATACCTTAATGAGTTAGTCACTAAGCGTGCTATCTTTGATTATCTTGTAGTATGTGATAACTCAAATAACACACCTAGCAGAATAGACCGTAATGAATTATGGGCTGATGTGGCAATTGAGCCAGTTAAAGCAGCAGAATTTATTTATGTTCCGCTACGTTTAAAAAACACCGGCGAACTATAACGTTAAAAAGTAGTATATTAAAGACCTCATCCGTGGGGTCTTTTTTTATGTGCAATCAATAAATACATACACACCAGAGTAGGAAGCAATGTTACATGGACAAGAAAATAACAGCAAACAATGAACACAACGACGACCAAATGCTAACATTGCGCGATCGAGTTTTAAAGGTCGAAACTGTGATCGAGTACCATGACAAAGAATTTCAACAAGTAAAACGATCAATAAGCGAACTTACTAAAACTGTAAACCGCAACCAGGACCAAATCCTCACTAAACTCGACAAGTATAACAAAGTATACATGGATTTAATGTACGATTCAATGAAAGAACATGCAGATCATAATGCAGCAATAGTAGCAAGTATTCAAGTAAATAAGAATAATTTTAACAGCCATGTTAGTAAGTGGAAAGCAATTACCTGGGCAGTCTGGGTTACCATTTCAATTACACTGGGTGCTGTTGGTTGGGGTTTATCTACAGCACAGCAGTTGGGTTTTTTCGAGACACGAACAATGCTTTCGCAAGAAGCAAACAATCCAACCACCATAACAGCAGCAGATTCCGATAACCCACGTAGACCACAGTTAAATTAAAATACCCAGAACACTACATTTATAATACACGTATATTATAAATCTACACGGAATACCAATCTATAATCAAAACTGATAAATATTGGCATACATATATATCAGAGGATAATTAAAATGACAGTAGCATCATTAACAAAATTTACAGTGCCATTAGCAAGCGATCAAAGTGCATCTGCTCAAGGCTTATTAATGCCCAAGTTGGGCTATAGATTTCGCGTAGTATTTGAAAACTTTGGAGTTTCAACTCCACGGTCAGAACTTACAAAACAGGTTATGAAATTTGGCCGCCCAGCAGTCTCAATGCCAGTAAAAACAATAGACGTTTATAACAGCAAAATGTACTATGCTGGTAAAGCAGAATGGGATGGCGTATCATGTTCATTGCGCGACGACGCAAGCGGAGCAGTATCTCGTTTAGTAGGTGAGCAAATGCAAAAGCAAATGGATTTCATGGAGCAAGCGTCAGCTGCATCAGGAATAGATTACAAATTTACTACACGATTTGAAGTATTAGACGGTGGTAACGGTAAATTTGCACCAACAGTATTAGAAGAATGGGAATTGTACGGTTGTTTCGTAACTAAGGCATCATATAGTGAAGCTGATTATGGAAGCGACGATCCAATGACTATTTCATTAGATCTGCGATACGACAACGCAATACAAATAACAGGTGGTCCAGGCGAGGCAGCTTCTAGGTCCTCTGGCGACGTATTATCGGGTTAATAAATGAGCGCAACTGATGGTTACTTAGAGCCCAATGCCCAAGGCATTACACTAAGAGACTACCAACACGCAAGTAAATTGTTTAGGGATGGGTCATTTAGATTCCTCCCTAAGCAAGAAGGCCTGTTCCACGTGGCAATGAATTTTGGCCGTCAGCTAGGTTTCGGTGATTCTGTATCAGCCGAACGAATCCAGGCTGGCTTGTTAGTAAAGTCAGTTGACTTGCCATCGTATACTATTAGTAATAAGATCAATAACGCATATAACAGAAAAAACATAATACAAACACAAATAGAATATGCTGACATTAATGTTACTTTTCACGATGATTCCGCAAACTTAACCAACGCAATGTGGCAGGCATATTACGAACACTACTATGCTGATTCGTACGCTGAAGAGTCTGAATACACATTAGAAACAAAATATAGCGATAGACCTCGTTTAAATTGGGGTTATGTACCGCCATTACAACCATTCTTTAAGTCTATTACAATTTATAGTTTGGCCCAACAGAAATTTACAGGTTATACGCTGATTAATCCTCTTATTAAAGCTTGGTCACATGGTAAACATACCCAGGGCAGCGATAACGAATTAGAAAACAAAATGCAAATTGTATTTGAAACAGTATTATATTCACATGGTATAATAGGCGAAGACGAAGAACCAAAATTCTTCACAGACTCTAACTATGATAACGAGATAAGCCCGTTGGGCAACGCTCCGGGCTCAACACCGCCAGTATCAGTGAAATCGGCGGGTGCTACTATACGTGGTACCAGCAGCATATTTGACTCGTTTGCCAATGGCGACTGGGAAGGTGGTGTAGCAGGTGTTGTAGACGCTGCATTAAATGGAGACATTGGAGCAATAGGCGACACGATAGTAAACACCGGGCGTAACATAGGCGGCGCTATCCTAGACGGCAAAGATCCAGGATCTGTGTTTAATTTTCCAGCAGTTATTTCTGGGCCAATAAAAGACGCAACCACGATAGCAGCACCAATTACAGCCATATCCAACATTAAAAAGGACCTTTTTAGTGGTTTTGGTAAAACCAGAAATATAGCTACATCAAACGGCTCAGGAGTATCGTAATGCCAGGTCCAGCAACAAATTTACCGGTAGCAAATATAGAAAAAACACTAGACTATTTTAATAAGATATATGATCGCCCGGTGCAAGTGCCACAAGCAGTAGTAGATGCACTATATGCCTTTTTTATTAGCAGAACAACACATAAAAACGCAGCAGTGGCAATGGTCAACACGGTTGTTGTTACTGCATTAAGCTCCAAAATTAACCCATTGACATTATTAGAAGAGTTCAAAGGTTTAGACGATTTACGGTTAAACGCTCACTTGGCTGCATTTCTAAACGGCACACGCAATAACACAAGCATACTAGGTGTTAAAAACGTACCAACGGTAAATACACACATCTCTCGCACGATACTAGGATAGCAATGTCCAAGTATGCACAAGGTTTATATGAAATAGCCAACCCAGAAAAGTACGTGGGCAAAAAGAAGCCCTATATGCGAAGCAGTTGGGAAACTGTATTTGCCAGAATGTGCGACAACAATCCGGCTATTGTGCAATGGGCCAGTGAGCCATTTATGATTCCTTATCAGAACCCATTCACAGGCAAAAAGACTATATATGTTCCGGATTTTCTTATTGTATATATGGATTCCAAGATGAATAAGCACGCAGAAGTGATAGAAGTAAAGCCCAAGAAAGAAACATCTATGACGTTTGCCAAGTCCAAACGCGATCAAGCAGCCGTTATATTAAATCTAGCAAAATGGCAGATTGCCAATGTGTGGTGTAAAGCACAAGGCATGAAGTTCCGCATTATAACAGAAGATCAAATTTTTGCCCAAGGAAATGCTGGCCCAACAGTAAAAAAACCACGTAAACGAAAATAATGATCGAATTTCACCCGGTAGTCTACAAACGAAAAGACTTTCAGTACGGTGACGCTATACGGCGCTATACGAAATTGTTTGGCGTAGAGTGGAATACTAGCAAATTAATATATATGTGTGAATTCGATCCAATAGATGCCACAGAAGTAACTAGCGACATTGTTAGAATCGAAGGCGGTCAGATTCCAGCGAATATAATTAACATGGCAATGAAAAATCAAGCAATCATTGTGTTTAATTTCATTGAGTTTATAGACCATAATATGGCAGCATGCAATGCAGAATTAATGCTACATGGCATACCCAGAGGTGCAGTACGATTCATTACAATGAAGGATAAGCCCTCATACTTTAGTAACTTCTGGCTCACCTATGCAATTCAAATAAAAAACTCCAACACTGTTAGTGAAATAAATCAAAATGTTCGTCTAAAAAAGTTTGTATGTTTGAATAGAATACCAAGACATAATAGGCGTTATGTGGCATCAGAGATACTAAACAGGAAAATCGACGCAGACTTTTATTTAAGTTATCAAGTCACCTGGCCCTGGAAAAATAACGGCGATCGTCATAGTTCGCAGCCAGACTGGGTTGATATAATTGATTCAACATTATTGGATGCGCGTACACCAATTATAGTAGACGATTTGAGTTTGCTCGCAATGAACGTCCATTCAAATGTAAGTACACAATTTTATACGGACGCCTATTGGAATTTAGTAACAGAAACCGAATGCCTTTCATATGTCACTGTAATGACAGAAAAAACATTCAAACCAATTGCCAACCTACAGCCATTTGTTATTGCTGGTGGCCATCATACCTTGTTTAATTTAAAGAAAATGGGATTTCAAACATTCGGCAACTATATAGACGAGTCGTACGACAACATACTGAACGATGGTCTACGGTTACAAGCTGTTATGGATCTAGTGACAGAAATGGCTAGTTGGTCACATAAAAAACATGTTTCACTGATTAAGAAAATTTCGCCCATATTAAAACACAATCATACTGTATTCAACTCCGCAGACTCGGTACAGCAACGCTTGATAAAAATAATATCTTAATTGTCAAAGCACTAAATAATAGTATGACTAAAAAATTAGAAGATTTATTTGATCTGGCCGACATGACAGAAGAAGTTGTTGAGCCTGAGCAAGAACCGTTTGATCCAGCTAAATTAGAAAAAGACCAACAACAAATAAAAGTCCTGGATAGCGCCATAGACAAGATAGATGCTGCACTGCCTTCGGTTAGTGACATCAACACTAGTGATGCCGAGTTGGATCATTTAGCAAAATTAGCAGAAAACAGTTTTAGTGATTTAATGGAACTAGGCATGAATGTAGAGCCACGTTTTGGTTCGGAAATATTCAGCACAGCAGCCTCTATGCTAGGACATGCACTATCTGCCAAGAATTCCAAACTAGACAAGAAATTAAAAATTGTGGCACTACAAATACAGAAGGCCAGATTGGATACACAAATACTAAAAAACGCCCGTGACGACGGCAATGGATTGCCGACCGGCGAAGCTACGGAACTGGATCGCAATGCGTTACTAGCGTTGTTCGCAGAACAGCAAGAAGTCAATAAAACTGATAAATAAGAATAACAATAGGAATAACAATATGATAAAATCATTCGTAAGCCATCTCAGAGACAACAAGAAGGTATACGCATTTAAGATGCGTATGGCGTTTGAATGCTCAGATAAAATATTCGCAAGAATAGAACAAGCACTAGACGCATATCAATTAGAGAGCATCACTAAGCCAAAGAGCTTGCCAATACAGGAAGACGAAGTTAATTTTCCAAAACTTGGACCAGTTGAAATAAACGTCATTGAAATGGAGCTAGGTTATCCAGCAATTGCCGAGATGATTGAAACATTATTAGTAGAACGTTGTGGTCTCGACAAAAGTGCGTTTGTTGTACACTCAGCAGCACAAGAAACTTACCGCACACCGCAAATAGGCATGTATGAAGCAGGAACTGCCTTACTAGACACAGAGCTAGAAGATATGCAATTACAGGAAAAAGTTTATGGCAACGAGTTCATTACAGATTTCTTAGACAGCATCGAAACACGCCAGTTTGATATAACAGGCGCTAATACAGAAAAAGCAGTAACAACTAATGATTTAGCTCCGGGCACGTTAAGCCCAATGACTAATCAAAACAAACTGCCAACAGCAAAGGATATTTAACATGGCCCAAATAAAAACACTCTTAGAGAGTCTAAACCAAATAGAAGCACAACTTCTCACACCATACACTGGTAAAGAAACAGTTACCGAAACAGAGTTGACCGAGCGCGATGCTCGTGAAATGACCAACAAACTCATTGATGCAATGCGAGAAGGAATGGTATCCGACTCTGATGTTGCATATGCTGCACTATCATATATGTCAGAATATGATGTAGCCGACCTGATAAGAAGTAATGATTGGTTATGGTTAGAGGACGAAGATGCTGAGGTCGACGAGTCTGTAGAAGACGAAGCAGAAGACGAACTAGCAGAAGACGAAGCAGAAGACGAACTAGCAGAAGACGAACTAGCAGAAGACGAAGCAGAAGACGAACTAGCAGAAGACGAAGCAGAAGACGAACTAGGAACAGATCCTTGGGGCATAGGAGAGGAAAACTACTAAAATGAATAACCACGACGACTTTAAACGCTTAATGGAGGCAGTAGAACCTGTCAAAGTTGATACGCCCAAGAACACGTACAGCAACACACCAAACGAGCAAGTATTGGACTCTGCTACACAGCAAGGGTTTGGCAACGACTTACACAAAGTTAAATCGTCGCAGTACAAGCAAAAAGATGGCGACAATCCACGCGCAGATGCCACTATCAAAGAACAGGCACGGTTAACACGAGCATTTAAAAAGCTCAAGCTAACCGAAGGTGCAGACCAATGGTCCAACATCAAGGAACTTGCAAAAATGGTAGACGAGACAATCAAAGACCAGGGCAGCGACCTTAGTTCAACAGTTACTCGTACAATGTTCAAAGAAGCAATTGAATTACTGCTCGCCGGCAACATGATGGGTGCAGTTGATTGTATAATGGGCGAATTTTCAGACCATAACGGTGGTGAGCGCAGAGACCATGATGCTTATGCACATGATTTAGCCGAAGATCTGCAATTTATTATGGATAGCTCATCTATTGAGAAATCAGCAGGCGTTGCTACAGCGATATAAATAGGCACAACATTATAATGTCAAGATAGCTGATCTTTCCGCGTTAAATTTCCAACTACATCAGCACATCCGTACCACGAGCAACATCGTGAAAGAAGGACAGTTGGACCGGCAAGATGGACCAGGACGAACAAAACGGGGCTTGTGAAGTTCAAGAATGGCACAAGGAAACCTGGCGTTCTTGACATTGTAACTTTATGTATTAACGATTTTGCCTTAGGACCGTTTACGGCTGGGCAAAGAGGCGGCCACTGCCTAGGAATGTAATTCGCTACTATATTTTTCAAAGTGGCATTTCTATTAATAAATAACAGTATGGCTAATATCTTAGAAGGCGTTTTAGTAAAACGTCCGAACCAAAAACAACAGTACACACCAACCCAAATAAAAGAATTTGTGAGTTGCATGGACCAATCAACTGGTCCTATGTATTTTATGACACACTATTTTTATATCCAGCACCCATTACAGGGTAAGTTGTTGTATGCGCCATATCCATATCAGCACGGGCTAATAGACACTTACCATTCAAATCGTTACAGTATAAATTTATTGGGTAGGCAATTGGGCAAGACAGCAACAGCCGCAGGGTACCTATTATGGTTTGCTATGTTCAATTCAGACGTTACTATCCTGATAGCAGCACACAAGTTTGCCGGAGCATTGGAAATTATGCAACGAGTACGATACGCATATGAATCCTGTCCTGATCACATACGAGCAGGTGTAACAAGCTACAACAAGTCCAGTATAGAATTTGACAATGGCTCTAGAATTATATCACAAGCAACAACAGAAAGCACAGGACGTGGACTGTCACTAACATTATTATACGTGGACGAATTTGCATTTGTGCGCCCTAACATAGCTAAGGAATTTTGGACATCAATATCTCCTACACTAGCAACAGGCGGCAGAGCAATAATAACAAGCACACCCAACAACGACGAAGATCAGTTCGCACAAATATGGCACGGTGCTAATAAGTGCATGGATGCATTCGGTAATACAACACACCTAGGAATCAACGGATTCAGAGCGTTTAAGGCATATTGGCATGAGCACCCCGAACGAGATGAGAAATGGGCAACCGAAGAACGTAGCCGAATTGGAGATGAGCGTTTTCGCCGAGAGCATAATTGCGAATTTATAAGTTTTGATGAAACACTTATAGATGCACTAACATTAACAGTGTTAGAAAAAGCAGAACCAATCGAAAAACAAGGCCAAGTACGCTGGTTCAAGAAACCATCTCCTAACCATACATATCTAGTAGGTTTAGATCCTAGCCTAGGAACAGGAGGTGACAACGCAGCAATACAAGTATTTGAATTACCTCATATGGAACAAGTAGCAGAATGGATGCATAACAAGACAGATATATCCAAGCAGATCAACTTGTTAAGCAGAATAACGTCGTACATTGTGGACATAACTGGTTCAACTGAATCTGTATACTACAGTGTGGAGAATAACACACTCGGCGAAGCAGCACTAGTGTCTATACAAGAGATAGGCGAAGAAAATATTAGTGGTATATTTTTATCAGAACCCAAAACACGCGCAGGTGGCCGCAGTATGCGACGCGGATTCAACACAACTAACAGCTCTAAATTAACAGCATGTGCTAAAGGAAAGTCACTAATAGAGTCTCGTAGATTAAAAATTAACAGTGGGCCACTGATATCCGAATTAAAAGTATTTGTATCATCTGGTGCGTCTTATGCTGCCAAGCAAGGAGAAACAGACGATCTTGTGATGTCAATGTTATTGATAGTAAGAATGGCACAGGCGTTACAGTCATACGACCCAACACTAGATGCTACATTGCGCGACAAGTTGGATGCTGATATAATGCCACTGCCGTTTATAATGAGTTAGCATAAATACACTTATGGAAATTCAGAATAAAATAGGCGAACAAGTATTTGACAAATTACGTTCACGTTTCAGTCAAATAACATTAGGAACTATCAACGGTAAATCAACACAAGATCCAAGTGCCGCCGCATTTTTTAACTTTACTTACGCAGACGCAGCAGAGCACGGTAATGTTACAATCAGTCTAATAGATCAAATAATGAAGATTTATTATAGCAAAGACATATCTACTACACTCAAGGGCTCGCAGTTATCGACCTGGTATAAATTCCTACAGGACATGCGCAAGACAGCAATGTCCAATCTATATACATTTGACACACACGACATTAGCAAAAAGGCACTGTCTGTTAACGATATACAAGCTACGGTAAGCAGGAATGGCGTGCAAGAGAGCAAAATGTACGGTTCCAAACGTAGCAGTTACCAGAACAAAGGACCAAGTAAGATTATTGTGCGACACAATCAGAAAATTGATCCAGAAGTACGTGGCGCACGATCGCGTAAAATAGAATCGGTTTTTATTGAAACATGCGCCGGCGAACGATTTCTAATGCCATTCACAAGTTTGCCAGGTGCCAGAGCAATGAGCCAACACGTCGGCAACGGCGGCAAGCCACACGACGACATGGGCATGCATATAACAGAAATGGTATATGACATTTCTGCACTACGTCCATTTATTTCTGCCAACCGTAATACAGTGTCTGAGGACAAGACTACTATGGAAATGATAGAAGCAGCCAGAGCACATTACGCAGAATGTCGTACTAGCCTGGGACAGTTAGCTGGTAACCGTGGTTACAAAAAATACACAGAAAATTATATAGCATCGGAATCAGTGGAATATACAGACGAAATGGCTAGTAGTATGAAAGAACGTTTTACCAAGAAGCAAATGAACAACAACATAGAATCAGCCATGGAGACAGTTAATAGAGTCCATGTGAAAAAAATGAGACCGCAGAAACCAACAATGAATATAAAATCACCAATGCAGATATCAGAATTTGAAGAATGGGCAAATGAAACAACAGCAATGCCGGTACAGGAAGATGCTACAGAGGAAATGTGCGCAGATGCATGCTGCGGCAAGCCTGTTAGTCAATGCCACTGTGGTCCAGAATGTGAGTATTGCGACTGTCATGCCAAAAATAACCCGGAATCTGAATTAGATGAGGGTATCAAAGGTGTGTTGGCAGGTATTGCAATGCTTGCCGGAGTATGGGGAGTGTCTAACCATATGGCACAGTCGGCATACGACGATAGTCCACAGTTACAACAACTAATATCACTGCACCAACAAGCAGACGCAAATGGCAACAATGATTATGCCGACAAATTAGAAATACGCATTGCTAATCATAAAACACGTATTGACATCGGCAAAGGAGAAGTAATGGATAACGATGGCAACCCTAAGGATGTTACAGAGGCTGTGTCGTTTCCTGCAATATTAGAATCTGAAGTGAATGAAGATGTTGTACTGTCAAAAGCAACACCTAAGGATTATCTGAACGTTGCTGGCAAGGGTACGCCAGAAGCAATGGTCAAGGCACTAGAGAAGGATGGTAAAGACTGTACTAAAACAGCAGCTAAAGCAGCATTAAAACGACACAATGAACAGAATCAGGACAATAGCCTTAAAGAAGCTGTTAATGATATAATAAGACTAGCTGGGCTATAACAGCAACTCAGTTCAACGAGGGTGTCCTAAGGGCGCCCTTTTTTTTGATAAGAAAACCCTCACCTTATTATTTGTAGCATAACTAATATTACTAAACAGACACAAATGGACATAGTGGCAGTTAACAAATATTGGTAAATAAAAAGCTGGTACAAGTTGAAACAGATAAATAACTACATAATAAGAAACACTTATTATAGTTGGGCTCAATGGGAGTATTGGGTTCATCAGGTAAACATGAAAACTTAGAGGTAATACAACATGGCTACATTAGCAGAAATCCGCGCAAAACTACAATCACAAGACGACCAAAGATCAAGCAATTATTCATCGGGTGATAACACTATCTTTCCGCACTGGAATATTAAAGAGGGCGAATCTACCAAGATACGTTTCTTACCGGATGCAGACGAGACAAATACGTTCTTTTGGATAGAACGATTATTAATTAATTTATCATTCACGGGTATCAAAGGCGACCCAATGAGCAAGCCTTGTACTGTAAAAGTTCCTTGTATGGAAATGTGGGACGGAGTAGGTTCTTGTCCTGTACTATCAGAAATTAGACCCTGGTTTAAAGATCCTTCATTGGAAGATACAGCACGTAAATACTGGAAGAAGCGTTCTTACTTCATGCAGGGTTTTGTACGCGAAAACCCAATGAAAGACGAAGATTCTCCAGAAAACCCAATCAGGCGTTTCATTCTTACACCACAGATCTTTGACATCGCTAAATCGGCACTCATGGATCCTGAATTGGAAGAATTGCCAACTGATTACATTGCGGGTCTGGACTTCACAGTCAACAAGACTTCTGGTGGACAGTACGCAAGTTACGCAACCAGCAAGTACGCACGTAAAGAGTCGGCGCTTACACCAGAAGAAAATGATGCTATCAACGAGCACGGCTTGTTTGATCTGAAATCATTCTTGCCAAAGAAGCCTGATGAAGCAACTGTTGCTATTATCAAAGAAATGTTTGAAGCAAGTGTTGACGGCGAACCGTATGATGCTGAAAAGTGGTCTGCGTTTTATAAGCCTTATGGTTTAGCTGCCCCAACCACACCAGCAGCTACAGCACCAACCGCACCAGCAGACACTTCAATGGAAGCAGCCGTAACAGTAGCAGAATCTGCAGTTACTCCTCAGCCATCTATATCAACCCCTGTTGTTGAGCAGGCAGTTGCAGATCAAGGCGGAAACGACAAAGCCCAAGCAATCTTAGACAAGATTCGTAACCGCAACAAAGCATAAAGTATTGCACTCGGCTTGTACAGTACAAGTCGGGTGCATATTGTCAACTTGTACAGTGTACAAGTACCACACTACGAGAAATAATAAATGAAACCATTTGACGCGAGTAAATTTCGTAAATCGATATCAAAGGCTGTACCAGGATTATCAGTAGGCTTTCATGATCCAACAGATTGGGTTAGCACAGGCAACTACGCACTCAACTACCTAATAAGTGCAGATTTTAACAAAGGAATCCCACTTGGTAAAGTAACAGTATTCGCTGGTGAATCTGGATCAGGTAAGTCATACTTTGCATCTGCAAACATTGTAAAGTCAGCACAAGAGCAAGGCATATTTGTTGTACTGATTGATTCAGAGAACGCACTAGATGAGAAATGGTTACACGCATTGGGCGTATCAACAGACGAAGATAAATTGCTGAAATTGAACATGGCAATGATAGACGATGTTGCTAAAACTATTTCAGAGTTCATGAAAGAATATAAAGCAATGGAAGAAGATGATCGAGGCAAGGTACTATTTGTGCTGGACAGCTTGGGCATGATGATGACACCAACAGATGTCAACCAGTTTGAAAAAGGCGATATGAAGGGTGACATGGGACGTAAGCCCAAGGCTCTAACATCATTAGTACGCAACACTGTAAACATGATTGGACAGTACAACGTTGGCATTGTGGCAACAAATCACACATATGCTTCGCAAGACATGTTTGATCCAGATGACAAGATTAGTGGCGGCCAGGGTTTTATCTATGCTAGCTCTATTGTTATTGCTATGCGAAAGTTGAAGTTAAAAGAAGATACCGACGGAAACAAAGTGGCTACAGTACAAGGTATTCGCTCGGCCTGTAAGGTAATGAAGACACGATATGCAAAGCCGTTTGAAGGTGTGCAAGTTAAGATACCATACGAAGAAGGCATGAATCCATACAGTGGATTATTTGATATGTTTGAAGCAAAGAGCATGTTAAGTAAGTCGGGCAACAGTTACATTTACAATGATGCCAAAGGAATTGAGCACAAGATGTTCAAGAAGAAGTGGGAAGCAAACCAAGACGGTGTATTAGATATTGTAATGTCTGATATCATGGAAAAGGGACTTAACATATCAGATCTTAAAGAAGCAGACGCTGTTGTAGCATTACCGGAAGATGATGTAAACGAAGAAACAGCACAACAATGATAACTATGGTATAGACACTGGAGCAAACCAAAAATGATGTTAGAAAGTGAAACACTTATTGAAATATGGGACGTACTCAAAGCGTATATACCAGAAAAAGAAAAGCAGGAAGCAGCAGATCATCTTATACCATTGATTGTTGATATGGAATTACCTAATTCTGAATTTCAGCGACTAGTAAAATCAGATACACATCTGGAAGAAGCGGCTTCTGAATATCTAGAAGAAGAGGAAGACGACGACGAAAACACTGACTGGGAATAACAATGTGGTACAATAAGGTTGTACAGGATATTTCCAACTTGCCCGATTTTATCGAGTATTACGATAAGCAACTTGTATCTGCAAAGCTAGAATGTGTAATTAGCGGTAACCTTGAAAAACAGGTTGCTGCTTTACCTGGCATATTGGAGTACCGATTTAACCAACTACAAGAAATAGAAGCAGTCCTGGAATACATGGAAATACAATTACGAAAAGTACACCGCAAACATTTTCGTAACTATTTAGAATCATATAACAAAGTATTGTCCAGTCGCGACGCCGACAAGTACGCGGATGGCGAAAAGGAAGTAGTAGATTACGAAGAACTGAAAAATGCAGTTGCGTTTGTGCGAAATCGTTACCTGGGAATAATGAAAGGAATTGATGCCAAGAACTTTATGGTTGGGCATATAACCAGGATACGAGCAGCCGGTCTAGAAGATGTATCAATATGATGCCAAATGAAATAATGATAGGTGGAATTGCTCGAGAAGTACCAGTACAATATATACAAGAAGAATCTATTACATGAGTAAAATTGTACTAATCACGGGTGGATTTGACCCACTGCATTCGGGCCACGTGGCATACATCAACGCAGCCAGAAAGCTAGCAGGTAAAACAGGCAAGCTAATTGTGGGTGTCAACTCAGACGCATGGCTAATGCAAAAGAAAGGTTATGTGGTGTTATCAGTGAATGAACGTGCCGTTATACTGGAGAACTTTCGTGATATTGATAGCGTAATTGAGTTCGACGACACCGATCGTACAGCGATAGATGCATTGAAACAAGTAAAAAAGATGCATCCTAAGGACGAGATTATCTTTGCTAACGGCGGCGACCGCACTAAAGGTAATATACCCGAAATGAAAATTAAAGGAGTTACATTTAAGTTTGGTACTGGCAGTAGTACAAAAGCAAACAGCAGCACGAATATCATCTCTGGTGTATGTAACCAGATAAGAAAATCTGTAGATCGCAGATGGGGCAACTATAGTGTACTTTACAACCGCCCTGATTGCAAGGTTAAAGAATTAATGCTAGATCCAGGAAAAGGCATTAGTCTGCAAAAACATGAGATTCGAAACGAAACATGGCAGTTAATTAATGGCAAGTGCGAAGTTAAGTTGGGACAAACGGTTAATAGACTAAAAAAGCAAATTATAAACTCCGGTGATATTATAACAGTGCCGTACGAAACATGGCATATTATAACAAATATAGGTACATCTGCAGCAGTGCTAATAGAAATCCAATCAGGTAGCCAGTGTTGTGAAACAGATATCATCCGTGCTACAAATTGACACTTTAGTTCTAGGATATAATAACCAATATTATTTAACTAACGACGATAAATAATAGCATGAGATATTTTGAATTTTTAAAAGAAGACCTTACTGTTCCTGAGTTAAAAACTCAGATTGTGTCGCAAGTGCAAGATCTTGAAGATTTTGATTTACTTGATAGAATATATCAGGTACTATCGCATAAAAATGTAAAACAGAAAATAGAGAATGCACTAGCAATAACAACCAAAGACTCCAATATTGGTAAAATTGATACAGTTATTAACGACATGTTAAGTTCAATTGCAACAATTCCGGGCAGTACCTCTGAGAAACTACAATTTGTAGAATCATTAGAAAATGGTACAGCAGTTAATACACAGGCATTGCAGATGGCATCAACCACATTTGCTAGTGTATTTTCAAGTGCATTTGCAGAAAAGTTCTTTGCAGCTAACGCGAACTTCGGCCGGGGCGTAAAAATGAAGGGCCCAGGAGAGTTTGCTCTTGCTATTATGGCACCAGATATTTCATTGGCAGAGAAAGGCGACATTATGATAGGCTCTCAGCATGTCGAAGTTAAAGCAGCAGAGCGTTCAGAGTCCGGTGGCCGATTGGGCGAAGTTGGCCCAGTACAGAAAGATGCGATAGTTGCACATTTAGGCAAGATCGCTAAAAAATACACTACAACTCCAGAACAAGATAACTTCTTCTTTAAAGCATTCGAATCGGTAAAATCAAAATCGTTAAACGTATCAATACAGGCATTGCACATGCTATTTCCAGACAATCCAAGTGCAGTACAGGCGTGTGTGGCAGGGGTTATAGCATTGTCATTTCCTACGTCAATGGCTACTGCTATAGGCAAAGCAGCAGCACGTGATCCGAGTGGCGCACTAGCTGAAATAGAATACATGAAACAAAATTTTGAATGGTATAAGGACCGCGATGGGTTTGATTCTATTATGGCTATATGGTTTAGTGGAAAACGAGTGTACAATTTTAACTCTGGTAACGAATTTGCTGCACTACGTTCGGCTGGATATTTAGGTTCTCCGTCAGTGTCGTTCATTCCTAGTAAACCAAACGAAATATATGCACAGGTAAATTTTACTAAAAAGAAGTAAATAAGTCTTGACATTGCAGTTCTGATAGTGTATAATGCACGTATTAAACAACTAAGGAATAGCAACGTTATGCTCACTAATATAGAACTCTCAAACGCAGCCCACCTTGCTATAGAAGAAGAGTATGACGAATGGTACTCAGATAACTGGTATTCTGGCACCAATGAATGGTGTGTATGGCATGATGCCGAGATGGCCAAGATGGATCATGTTAACAACCCTGCACCTCTTACACGCTATGAAGCAATGGCAGGCTGGGCGTAGTCTACAAAATCATTTTAAAAACCGCTTGACTTTACTATTCGAATAGTGTATAATACACGTATTAAATAATTAAACAGGAAGCAACTATGTTATACGTTATCTACAACAAAAAAACAACCAACATTCTTAAAGCATATTCTTCACACATTGTTGAGAGTTATAAATCAATGCCAGCAGCTAAGGCAGCTCTTACTAGAATGGCAAAGAAGGGCGAATTAGGCTATAGCACTGTTTATATTCCAACTCTTGCTCCAAACGGTATGTCTTCTGACAAGGCAATGCATACTGCTCTTGTTAAAGAAGACTTTAACATTATTGACGCAGAAACATTTGCTACTGAAATTGAACAGCAAGTTCAACGCAAGAATTTAATGACAGGCAAGATGTACACTGAAGCTAAAAACACTCCAAATTCTTGTTCACCGGCTTCGGAAACATACTGGTGCATGTAACCAGTTACACAATAACAAACATTTTTAAAATAAACTTAAAGTGGTTAGACTAATGAAACGTAAAACAACTAAAGTAGCAGACGTATTAAAACTAGTCAATGACATCTTAAAGAATTCCAAAGATTCTTTAGTGCCACAGCGAGAAGGCCAGGCGTTAGTCCTGGAGCAGATTCTTCATAGCACCGGCAACTACCATGGATTCAGATACCTGGACGCCAACGATATGAAAACATCTAGCATTGGCACCACGGTAGGTGTACGGGAATTTAACGGGCAAACCAAACGTTGGAATTTTGATAAAACAGATCGCACCAGAGTGCAGTATTTTTAATAAATGAGTTATGCTGACCATGGGCACACTAGGAGTTATGGTGCTATTATTTGGCATTAAACTACCCAAAATGTAACAAAAATGACACAATAATGCTCGACTTATTACTCGTTGGGTGCTATAATGCACTGGTAAATAAAGACACAGAGTATTATCTAAAAACCACAAAAGAGATTGTAGAATTATGAGAGCAGCAGGTTATTATCACGATAGCGTACACGTATTTTGCGTAGACACAGACAAAACAGTGGAAGCAGATGTTAAAGACTTTCAATCAGGTGTATTCCTTGCTGTCACAATACAGCGGATGCCGATTAATATGCAGTACAACAAGCAACATGATACTTATATCGGGCATGCTGCTGGTTTGGAATTTCAAGCAGCAGCACCTAAAAAAATAGGATAATATACAAGAAGCATTAGGTAAAATAAAGCAACAATATGAGGTAGTATTATGAGTAAGACACCGAGACAGTATAGTATTTGCAAATTCAGTGACGCCCATTACCCATTGGAATACCAGAGACAGTATCCAATGACAACGGATCAACTGTATATTTTTATGGGAGAAATTCCTAACATGCTAGGTCATTGTATTGTTATGAACAAAGACACTAAAGAGATACATGTGGCATGGCATTGCGACTTGTTCAAAGAACTATCAGACGATGATGATCTACTGTAGCAGTTATCTAATGAAGATACTAATTGCAACAATAATACTGCTTACTAGTATGCCAGGAGTAACAGAAACAATTACTCGTGTACTCTATACCGCAGAAACCCATCCACAAGAATACTGTATGGCATTGAACATTTATCATGAGTCTCGCAGTGATAACTTAGCAGGACAATATGCTGTAGCAGATGTAGTGTTGAACAGAGTAGGAGATCCTCGTTATCCAAATACTATATGCGATGTGGTATATCAGGCAAAATTGTCAAAACGCCATTTGCAGCAAGATCCACCGTTAAAAGTACCTTTAAGGAATAAATGCCAGTTCAGCTGGTATTGCGATGGAAAATTCGACACACCGCCTAATTCCGATTCATGGTACCAATCACAAATAATTGCATATCAGATTGTACATTTGGATAGAATGCGCGGCATAACAGAAGGGGCGACACATTATCATGCTACATATGTTGTGCCGGGTTGGGCACATACCCTGGATTTAGTTGGTAGAATAGGAGAACACGTATTTTACCGATGGCAATAATCTACAAAAACATAATTACATTAATTACACTAACCAAGAGAAAACATA